TTCTCGATCTCGGCCGGCGGATCGGGAGGGGTGTCGTCCGTTCGAGCCCGAGCCCACCGGAGCAGGCGGCCGGCGTAGTCGATGGCAACCCACTTCACCGCGTGCGCCTCCCGCTCCGACTCCACAGCCTCGTCGCGGCGGGACTCCGCGACGGCGACCGACTTCTCCAGCGCCTCAACCCGGTCAGCCAGGTGCTGGACCGTGATGTCGAGAATCTGTACCTTGCTCGCCTCCCGCTGAGTCCTGCGGGTCAGGGACGCGCCCCCCATCGCGGCCGCGGCGGCCACAATCGCGGTGAGCAGGGGCACCACGTTCGGCGTGATTTCAATCAGGTCCATATCGTCCTCACCAGATGATCTCTCCGCTCTTGTGGGGGCCCGCGCCCTCCACCCCCAGGTCCAGGGTGTACCACGGCGCCTCGCCGTCCCCGAAGTCCTGCCACTTGCAGGTCCCGCCTGCGGCGCCTTCGATCTCCACGATTCGGGCACCCTTCACGAGCACCGACACCGACGCGCCGGGCTCGCCAGTCACGTGGACGACGAACTGGTCCTCGCCGCGCTCCAGCCTGGCGCTAGACGCACCCCGGTCGGAGGACGAGAACACGCACCACGGCGCGCGCCGAGACGCGATCGCGGGCACGTAATCCGGAAGGACCCAGGATGCCTCCCCCTTCGAGTCGAGCTCGACGACGTTCCAGTACTCGATGCCGTCGAAGGGGGACTCGGTTGCCATGTGCTGAAGCATGGCGCCACCCCGCTCTTCAGACATCTTGGGGACGTGCATGGAGAACCGCTTGGTCTTCCCCGTGGTGAAGAATCCGTCCCCGTTGATGCAGGCGTAGTTGCCATTGGCTTTCGACCACATGTACGTACCAGCGTTGCTCCCCGAGGCGAACCCCAGGTCGCGGCCGCCCCCGACGCTGGAGATGCGCCAGTGGTCCCAGCCGGCAAGCACGCCGTTGTCTGTGGTGTATCGGTCGCCGGCGAAGAAGAACGCCCCGTTCCGCTGGCCCTGAGCCACGATCCGGGTGTTGTTGAGCGCGTTCTGGAAGGAGATTCCAGCCTGACCGACGTACATCTCCAGGGTGCGGCCGTTCACCTGGAAGTCGATCTTCCCGCCGTTGATAGTGAAGGCGGCGGCGTTTCCGCCCCACCCGATCTCCCGGTTTCCGACCGTTAAGTGACCGGACACATCGAAGTCGGAGGACGGAGGGGCCACAACGGTCTGGAGCTCCCCGCGCTCATTTTGCTTGAGCATGATCCCACCTGGGTACCGCAGGGGTGCGACCGACCTGTTCAGGACCAGGCCCATGCCGTATCGGACCTTGGTCGCCCCTCCGCCCGCCACACCAATGTCCGACAACCGGGTGTAGGACCACTCGTCCTTCGACATGAGGCGGCCGGTGATGTCAATGTCCCCGGTCCTCGCGTCGATGCGGAACGTGTCGGCCGACCCGTCAGCGCCTACCAGGCGGAGACCGTTCGAGTCTAGGACCACTCGGCCCCGGCCCGAGCCGGCCGTCTGCACCGTGGAACCTGTGATGATCTGGCCGTCGAGCGCCCCGACGGCGAGCATGTTCGCCGTGATTTTGTCGAAGGTGCCTTCTTTGGCGGTGACGATCTGCGACCACAGCTTCTTCGCCACCGCCTCGTCGAAGTTGGCGTTGCTGGCGATGATCTGGTTGGCCTCGATTTTGAGGAAGCGCCCCACGCCGGCCGCAATGGTCTGCGCTGCCGGGTCCTGTAGAGCCCCCGAGTCGATGATGCGGTTCGTCCCGACGGGCAGTTTCCCCGCGGCCTGAAGCGTGGCGATCGCCAGCTTGGCTGCGGAGGAAAGGGCTGGGTCGTCCTCGACCTCGGCCCACACGCTCCCCTTGGGAGATGTCTGCTGTTTCCCCATTAGGACTCAGCGCCGCCTTCAGCCTGCTCGCGCTCCAGCTCGGCGACACGTGACTCCGCGAGCACGGCCCGCGTGGTCATGGCCGAGAGCTCAGCGGAGAGGCGGTTGATGATGTCGGCGGCGTCAATCTTGGGCTGGTCGTTCATAACCCCAATCGTAGCGAATCGCCCCCACCGCTAAGCGATGAGGGCGATTCGCATCCCAACCCGACCCCCGAGAGGGGCACGAGATCATCCTACCAAGGACTCACTCGGTCTCGACGTGGTGGCGGGCAAACAGTGCAACGGCGACCGGAGCGAGCTGCCCCAGGGCGCGCATGACTGCATCCGCGTTCTCCGCCGTGATGACGCCATAGGCGACCGCCAGGGAGAAGACAGCTGCGATGACGCCATAGGCGGCCTTGCGCTGTTCCGCGGTGAAGGTGAACTTACCAGATGAGTGCTTTCCAGGCATGATTCCTCCATTCGGCCTTGTGGGCTGAGGACCAGTCTAGCCGGTGAAGACCTCAACGCTGCAGGCGACCTCCTTGCTCCCATCCCACACCGTGATGGTGGCTGGGACCTCCTTGCGGCCGTCCCACACCGTGACAGCGGGGCCCGCAGGCGCCGGAGTCTCGTAGACGCTGACCGCCTTGATCGTGATATCGCCACCGACCGCGCCGAGCGACGGAAGCCAGTTCGGCTGATCCGTGTCAGACAGGAGGAAGTCGATACGGCGCGTGACGAGGCGGCCCACCGAGAGCGGGAAGTCGTCAATCGCCGTCTGCCTGATCTTCGACTTGGCGGCGTTGAAGTGGTTGTGCCGGATCGAGAGAGTCGCCGCAGCGGTGGTGGTGTACGTAAGCTCGACACTCCACCGCTTCGACCCAACCGGGACGGCGTTGTTGTCATAAGGCGTCGAGGTGGCGCCCGCAGGCAGTGTGATGCCATCTGCCACGATGCGGCTGGCTGACTGCCACCAGCTCCCGAATGCGGGAAGAACGGAGTCAGCCATTAGACCGCCTTCCGAACCAGGACGGTGTTAGCCGGCGTTCCGGGCGGCACCGGCTGAATCCTCTCCAGCACCATCAGGTTGCTGGGACCCGCGTCACCGGGGCGCCCAGGAGGCCCCGCCGGCCCAGGCGGACCAGCAGGGCCAGGTGAACCGGCGCCACCGCTCGGCTTCGCCGCGGTCTTCGCGGCCGAAGCCTCGAGCATTGCCTGAATGCCGGCGGGAGTCAGGTCGCTGGTGGTCTGCACCGAGCCGCCGTCACTGACAGCGCCCGAGGCGGACCAGTCGTTCCAGCCCTCATCGTCCCAGGAGATGGAGTAGGTGCCTCGCCCAGGGGTCTCACGAAGAGCTACATCGGGGAGGTTCGTAACGTCAACGCCGCCCGCGGCGGGCAGGACAGGAGAGACCTGAACCCAACCCGCCGCAGGCGAGATGAAAGTGATCGATCGTGCGGCCATGGCTCCAGTCTAGGCCACTCGGCGCACCGTGATGTCGTGGACCACGAAGCCGTTGGCCGGCGCCTCGATCCGGGGCGCCCACAGCGACGTCGCGTTGCCATCCTCGCGGGGCGTCACCAGAGCTTGCCGGTCCCCGACGTGGAGTTGTTCAGCGCGCGCTGGAGCGCCCCAATCGTGGCGGTGCCGGGCTCCCCGTCAACCCAGTCTGCGAAGTCCCAACCGGCAGGCAGGTACTCGCGGTGCCAGGCGATCACGAGGTACTGGAACACCCGCCAGGTGTTCGGCCCCAGGATGCCGTCGGTCTCCAGCGCTGGGGCGTCGTTCAGCGCGATCTGAGTGTCCGCCGGCACGGCCGAGTTGAGGAACGCCTGGAACCTCTCGATGGCGGGAGAGCCGTCCTCGTCAAGCACGCCGTCGATGGTGGTACCCATGACCTGCTGAAGCCGGCCGATGGTCGCCATGCCGAAGACGCCGGTGCACCGGAGCTCGCCCTGGCCGTCGGACTTGTTCCACTTGCCGGTGTAGGGGTTCACGTCCACCACCGGCGCGGGCGACTGAGCAGCCGCGAAGCCCGAGCCGTTGGACAGCTCGGACAGGTGCGAGTACCAACGGCCGGGGCAGTCGGTGTTCATCCAGTCCCGGTGGCCCACGATGGGTAGCGGGCCGTGCTCGGCGCGGATCGCCTGGATCAGGCCGATCACGGTGGCCACGTCGCCGTCGGTCATCTCCGGCCGGCACTCGATGCCGATGGAGCGGGGGTTGCCGCCGGGGCCGGCGTGCCAGGCGCGGTCGTAGTCGTGGACCAGCTGAGTCACTCGGCCAGCGCTGGCGACGTAGTGAGCGCTGGAGTTGCCGTCCTCACGGCAGAGGTAGTTCACCACGTTCTGGTGTGACTGGCCGTCAACGCCCCAGTGGTGGATCGTGATGGAGTCAACGTCGCCGTAGGGGCGGCCGCTGGAGTAGTTGGGGGACCACTGGACGTCGGTCACAGCAGCATTGGTCATGGTTCCTCCTGTCAGTAGGTACTACAAGCGTATCGGTCAGTAGTGGGTCTTCATCTGGTACACGTCGCCGAACGGGTCGAGCCACAGCGACTCACCGGGCGTGCCCTCGTCAGGCGGGTACTGCCCGCCCCACATCGCCCCTGCGAGCCTCTCCTGTGCTTCTCGGATCGCTCGGAGGTCCTTGTCGATAGCGGCCTTGGCGCCGTCGATGAGCTGTTGTGAGCCGGTGAGCTTCTTCACCAGCGCCTCGGTGTCGATGGCCGAGGCCACCGTGTGCGGGAACGGCCTCGACCATGGGCCGGGCTTGCCGTCCTGCGCGAGCAGGCGCACGCGGAAGTTGTACTTCTCACCAGGGTCCAGCGCCGCCTGAGCCTCGGTGATGCTCTTGTCGTAGACACTGCCCGTCGGCCGCCACCCGTTGGGCGGCTCAGACGTGTTGGCTTGGTGGATGGACACCTGCCACCGGTTCGCCCACCACGGAGCCGGCTGTCGATTCGCCGTCGTCCCGTTGAAGAAGATCGTGGCAACCCCCGTCTGGGACTGGACAGTCGGCCTGGATGCTTCTGGTGTCGGCGGCTGAGTCCACCCCAGCCGGAGCATCTGCCCGGACTCGTCCCAGTCACTCGGGATGCGCTTGTCAGTGCGGGCCTGTACCCAGAACAGATACCGAACGCCGATCTCTGCGCTCCCCCACGCGATCTTGTTCGCCGTTGTGACGAGCTGAGTCTCCTCGAGCCACTCCTTGGTCCCGTTCACCTCGAAGTTGCGGACGCGGGCAATGCGCACGCGGTACTCGACGATCTTGTCCTTCAGCTCGACACCGCTGGCATCGAGCTTCGGCGCAGGCCATGACATCTCCACCAGGGTCTCGAGTCCTGACCCGGTGTCCGTGACCGTGCCCTTCACCTCCAGCGTGTTGGACCGGATCACGGCCGGTGTCTGGGCGACCTTGGACTGAGAGGACCGGGATCGGACCGGCTCCGCAGTGGACGCCGCAGCGGTGCCGGTCGAGAGCTTCGAGGCCGCAACCTCCTGGGCGAGCCGCGTCTGCGCGTTAGCGATCATGGTCCCGAAGATCGTCGAGCCCGAGCAATGGCCCCCAGCGTAGTCAACCTGAATCTGGCTGACACGGAGCCACTGGTCTCGACCCGCGGCGTGCTCAACCCAGAACCAGTCCCCGACGTTGTAGTCCACCCAGGGCAGGAAGCACCCGGGCTGATCTGCCTGCCAGTCCCGGACGATCTCCTCCTTCGGGCGAGACCTCTCCAGTAGCGCCTCCTGCGCAGCCGTCGCGGCGTCGCTCTGAGTCTCGACCCAGTTGGCCTCCAGTGAAATCTCCCGCCCCTCGCGGGGGTCGAAGTTGGGGTCCGTCGGCACCGGCACCTTGAACCGGGCGCCATCCTTCCCGAGGACGTGGACCGTGGTAGCAATGTCCGCCCACGACAAGGAGTTGGTTCCCCCGCTGGTTCGCCCAGCCGGCCAGCGCTTCGGGTGCAGTGACTCCAGCGGCTTGTTGACCGGGGGCACCAGGACGAGCTGACGGCCCTCCCATCGGGGCTGGATCGCCCCGATCTTCTGGAAGCTCTCGAGCAGGGACCAGAGTGTGGAGGTCCACTTCACCTCCATGCCCTTGACTGATGGGTACTTGGTCCAAGCGTTTCCGTTGGCATCGGCCGCAGGTGCACCCTTAAAGGTGAGCCCGCGCCCCCACCCACGATCTTGGGCCTTCAGCCAGGTCTGGATCACCAGGTCTGCTGGGACGTCTGTGGTGGAGTTCCCCTGCGCGGGCTTGTTGGGGTCCTTGCGCAGCCGGAAGTTCTCCTCCCAGACGAGGGCCTGCTTCAGCCGGGCGCTGATGTGCACGCAGTCGATCGTGCGGGACTTCGTGCCGTCGGACAGGAGGTTCCACGTGGCCTTGCGGACGAGGAACCGCCCGCCGGCGGGCTCGGACCAGGTTCGCCCCCCGTCGAAGGTCACCTCGACGGCGACCTCGTTCTCCTCCTCCAGTGCCGGGTTCGGTTCCTCAGTGTGGGTGAGCTTCAGCGTCGGAACCCCTGAGATGGAGGTGGTCAGGCTGATCTTCGTCGCGTGGTGCAGCACCCCGATGCGATCCCCGCCGTAGGCGCCGTAGGCGACGGCGCGCAGCATCATCTTCGGCCTTCCGGTGCTCACCATCAGTATGCCCCCTTCCACCACAGGATCGCGGAACCGCCGTTGACCTCAATGGCCCCATCGCCGTTGTCCCGCTGCATGAGCCTGAACCCACCTGGCGAGATCGACAGCGTAGGCACCGACCTCTGTGCCACCGGCATGGTGCTGGGGTCGTCCTCCCCGGCGGTCTGCTCCCGCCCCTGCGGCACGGTTCGGATGTCCCACTCCTCAGTGTTGATGATGAGCCACTGCTGGCTCGGCACACGGCCCACGCTCAGGACCGACCCACCGATGAGGTCCTGAACGGTGACCGACCCACCGTCGGTGTCAGCCTTGACCGCAATGTGCGTGGCGATGGCATCCCTGCCGGAGATGATCGGGAAGGACTTGCGTCCGTTCGTCACCATGTCAACGCGCTCGGCTGTCTTCCGTCGCCACTCGCCGGCGACCGCCTCAAGGGTGAAGGAGACCAGTAGGTCGCCGTCGATGCCCTTGGGCTTTGCAGACACCGAGCTCGACACGCGCACCAGCGCCTCAAGCTCTTCACCGTCGCGGCGGGTCCAGCCCATGGTGTGCAGCGACCGAGTGCCCGTGATACGGCGCAGGGTCCGCAGCCCGGCGGCCTGGTGCGCGCCGAGGATGATCAGCTCCAGCTTCACCGTGGAGACACCGGCCGCCATCGGGGCCAGGGCGAGCACGCCGTCGTAACGGGGCACCTTGACGCTGGGCGAGTCCATCGCACCCCACTGTGGGAGCTCGGTCTTCTCCGTGAGTCGCCAGCGCCCCGCCGGATCATCCAGCGGGACGCCATCAATTGAGTACGTGTCGTTGGGCATGACACCAGTCTATTAGGACAGGGCCAGGGCGATGCCCTGCGCGACGTCGTTCCTTGTCTTCCAGTCCTCCTGCTTCTGCGGGTAGTTGTTCGTGATGTTGATCGTGGGCTGAACACCGCCGGGGGCCGCGGGGCCGAGCTCGACGTCGGGGCTGAAGCCCCGGCTGACCTTCCAGGCCGTGCGCGCGGCCGGGTCCTCGAACCCGACTCTGACCCCGTTGGTGATGTCCCGCATCGTCCGCTCGAGCTCCGGCATGGCGCCCTTCAGACCGGTCTGAAGACCATCCATGATCCAGCCACCGGCCGGGACCAGAAGCCTGAGGTCGTAGGCCCGCGGGCCCTTGTGCTCGGCGATCCAGTCACCGATGCCACCAACCCAGCTCTGAACGTCGGTGAAGGCGGACTTCAGCCCGTTCAGGAACCCATTGATGATGTTCTTTCCAGCGTTCACGAGCCAGGAGCCGGCGTTGCTGAACATGTTGATGATGTTCTGTGGGAGCTGGCGGAACCAGTCGAGCATGCTGGAGCCGATCTCCTTGACTCCGTTCCACATCCCAGTCATGGCGCTGATCACGAGGCTCTTGATGCCGTTCCACGCTGAGCTCCACAGCCCGGGAATCGAGTTCCACAGGTTGGAGACGAAGTTGACGATGCTGGACCCGATACTGCTTGCGGTGCTCAAGAGACCATGCCAGGTGTTGGAGAAGAACGACGTGATGCCGTTCCAGATGGAGTTCCACACGCCGGGGATGGCGTTCCACATGCTCACCGCGAAGTTGACGACAGCAGACCCAATGGACTTGGCAGTGTTGAGGAGGCCGTTCCAGACGTTGGAGAAAAACGTCGTAATGCCGTTCCATACCGCGGCCCAAATCGCCGGCAGGTCGTTCCACAGCTCGGTGAGGAACTTCCACGCGATTTGCGGAATACCGATGAGGATGAACAGCAGTCCCACGAGGGCGCCATAGAGGATAGCCTTGATGGCCTCCCAGGACGCCGACCACGTCTGGCCGAGCAGGTCCCAAAGCGTCCCAAGGCCGTTCATAATCATGTCGGGGATGCCGGTGATGAACGTGACGAACCCCTCCCACATCTGGGAGAAGAAACCAGAGATGGTGTCCCACGCCCCGGACAGGAAGTTCATGATCGCCTCGGGGATGCCGGCAACGAACGTCGTGACGCTCTCCCACAGGCCGGAGAAGAAGCCCTTGATCCACTCCCACGCGACGCTCCACGCGGCCACGATGGTGTCCCAGGCCCCGACCAGCACGGGCCATACGGAGTCCCAGTTGGCGATGAGCAGGACGATGGCCGCAATGATCGCCCCGATGCCGATGATGATCCAGGTGATCGGGGACGCCAGCAGAGCGCTGTTCATCACCCACTGCGCGGCGGCCGCGACGAAGATCGCCGCGGACAGAACGCCGAGCGCGATAGCGATCCCCTTGATGAGCTCGGGGTTCTCATGCGCCCAGGCGATGAACGCCTCCATCTTCGGCGTGATCCAGTCGAGCGCCTTCGCCACGCCATCGAACACGGTCGCGGCAAGCGGCTGGAGCGCGAGCTTCGCCTTGTTCACCGCGATCTGGAACTTCTCGGGGCCGTCGGCTGTGTCCTCCTGAACGCCGAGGATGGTGTCACCCGTGGCGCCGATGGACTCTCGAAGGGTGTTCAGGTCGAACGCGCCGGACTTCAGCGCCTCGAGGAACTGGGGCGCGCCCTTGGTGCCGAAAATCTTGCCGGCCTGAGTGAGCGCTGCGGCCTCATCACCTGACTTGACCAGGTTGTCGATCTCCCCGATGACGCGGTTGAAGGCGTCCTTGGGCGCCTCGCCATCCTTAGCCAGCGAGACCATTCCCTTGCCCAAGGCCGCGATGGTGGCCGACGAGTTGAGCCCCGCCTTGTCGAGACGTCCGACCAACGTTGCGACGTCCTCGATGTCGAATCCGAGGTTGCCGAGCGTGGGCGCGGCCTTCGCAGACGACTCAGCCAGCGTATTCATCGACACGCCGGTGGCCTGGCTGATACGGAACAGCTCATCCATCACCTCAGACGTCTCCGTGGCCGGGATGGCGAAGGCGGACATCGCAGAGGAGAGCTTGTTGATGTCGAGCTTCTCGCCGAAGAGGTCTCCGGCCGCGATGACCTGAGATGCCACGGTCTCCAGCTCATCGCCCGTGAGGCCCAGTCGAGTGTTCAGGTCCGCGACAGTCTGCCCGGCGTCCTCGAAGGTGGTCGGGACCGTCGTGGCGACCTTCTTCGCGCTGTTCTCCAGGCTCTCCAGCGCCTCTCCGGTGGCGCCCGTGCCTGTGCGGATGGTGTCCGACATGCCATCGAACTCTGCCCCGATGTCATACAGCGCCTTGCCGACCCCGATGGCGGCGGTTCCGAGCGCTGCGGCGATCAGCGTGGGGTTAATCGCCCCCTGCAGCTTCTCGCCAAAGAGGCCCCCGAACTTAGAGCCTCCGTCGGCACCGCCCTCACCGATCTTCTCCCCAGCCTCCTTGCCTGCCTCCTCTCCGGCCTTCTTGGCCGGAGGGATGATGGCGTCGGTGATCTGCCTCTCGGCACCGGGGGCCGCGGCAATGAGCTCGTAGTACGCGGTCGCGAGCTTAGGCCCGTCAGCCATCGATGTCCTCCGGTAGGTTCAGGATGCGGCGCATCTCGTCAATCGAGGTGCCCTCGCCGTATGGCGTGGCACTGTCTGTGTCGTTCTCGGGCGGGCGGATCAGGTTGGTCACTGGCATGTACTCGGGCGGGTCCACGCGCTTGTCACCGGCGGTCTGCCAGGACAGGACGCGCAGCAGGTGCACGATGAGCGACTGCATGTGCTCATTCGGCGACCACGATCCGCGGGCCACGGCCAGGCATGAGCCCATCGGCGGGCTGACGAGATATGCCTTGAGGTCCCGCCAGGAGAGGCGGCCACTCCACACGTCGTCGAGTGACCGCCCCATCCCAAGCAAGTCAGACCTCACCGCGTTCTCGTAGCGGTAGGCCTCCGTCAGGAGGCCGAGGATTCCCCCACAGAGGTACCGGATGCCTCTCCCCAAGCGGTGATGATCGCCTCCAGCTGGTCGCTGGAAACGACGTCAGTCAGACCAGGGCAACAGTCCTCGATGATCTCGAACTGGATCGCCTCGGCCTCAAGGCGGGCGAGCGCCTGAGCGTCCTCAGAGGAGTCCTCATCCTTCAGGCGTCGAGACACCTCGGAGAGGCGACGGCGGTAAGACGCCTTGATGTGCTTCAAGAGCGGCATCGACCGGTCCTCCTTCTCGCCGGGGAGGCGGAAGATGAAGCGGTTCTCAGCCTTGTCGGCCTTGGCTCCCGGGACGAGGAAGGCGCCGGCGGCGGGCTTAGTCATTGTGTGATCCTCTCGGTTGGTGCTTGGGTGTGTCAGTTCTTGACCCAGAACTCGCGGTAGAACGCCCCGTCTACCGGGAACAGGTCGAGCTTCAGGGTGTTGGCCATGATGTCCTTGCCGTTCATCTCGACATCACCATCGATAACGGCCTGGGCGTCGTCGTAGACGATGGTTCCCCTGGCAACGTCGGTGTTGACGATGACCACGATTCCGCGGTGGGGCGGAATCTCGTTGAGCTTGCCGACGATGTTGATGCTCTTGCCCGTCTTGGTGACGTTGGCGTCGCCGTAAACGAGCTTGTGGCCGGTGATGTTCAGGTACTCGGCGACCGGAATCTCGACTGTCGCCTCAGCGCCCTCACGGGTGGACAGGATGACGTCGCCGCCCCACGCCTTCACCTTTGAGGTGGAGTTGGAGATGGAGCGCTTCGGGCCGGAATCCGTCAAGTAGCCGATGGCCTCCAGCGTCACCCCGGTCGGGGCATTGGTAAGGTCAACGTGGGCGGTGATCTTCTTGGCGTCCTCGGTAGTGCACACGAACACACCGCCGATGACGGACATCGGCTTGGGTGCGATGACGTTTGAGGCATCGCTCTTGCCGTTGACGGGCATTCAGTCCTCCTTGTAGTGCGGGGTCCCCGCACCTCGGGCGGGCTTGGCTCTAGTCTACTTCGAGGCGCTCAGACTCCGTGGTGACCTCAGCCTGAACCGAGTACCGGTGCAGGTGCGGATAGTCCGGGTGCGGGTTGTCGTAGGGCCCGCTCTGCACGCGCCCCGAGTGCCACTCCTGC